AGATGTGTATAACAGACAGCCCATATTTAACGTTTCCCAACGCACTTTTAACATTTGCAAACACTTTGTGGCACGCTTTTTGCTATGGGTCGCCCTTACCGTTTTTTAACATTTCGCACCCGATTTTGGCACGGTTTTTGTTATGCGTGTGCGCCCGTGAAATTGTTTCACGTGGAACACTGCCACACCGATGCACAAAATAAAATGTTTCACGTGGAACACAACACCAAGAGTTAAGAAAAGTTAAAACGAAAATAATTTGTGCGCTTATGCTTGTAAGTTAGAAAAAAGTTGTATCTTTGCAACGTGTTACTTAAACAAGTTGAAATATGAAAGAGTTAGTAAAGCATTTCAAAGAGCAACCGAAAGAAGCAATCAAAGAAGTTGCGATGTGTTTATCTATTTTTGTCGTATGTGGTGCGATGTTGTTTCTATCTGCAATCTTGCAGGGGTGTAGCGTTTCAAAGGGTGTGACGATACGGGGCAAGGCAACGATAGTAACCACCGATACAACGGTAGTGAAGCACAACGGGGCTTTGAAATTCAAAAAATCTATGTTTAACAATTAAAAGTTTACTACAATGGAAGAAAAAAGAAACGCATTTGACGAATTTTCGTTTGCCGCTTTGTCGGCGTTGGGTAGCCTTATGGCGTGTAACGAAGTATGCCGCAACCAACGTGCGGTTATGAAAATAAACCGCTTTCGTGCGTGGCTTATGGACTTGAAGCCGCAAGCAAACCCCGAATCGAATTTGCCGTTTGACGGCGAACCGCAAGGACAGACAGCCGAATAATTAACAACAAGTTTAACAATTAAAAGATTACTACAATGAAAAGTTTTGCAAGCAAGTTTAACAAGACAACTTTCGGTATTGACACAACCGATTTTCAGTACACCAAGTTAGCCGATATTTTCAACTCTGAAAATGAGGGCGGCAAAGATGTGGTACACAAAATCAATGGGCTTTACGTACATAAGTCGCAATTAGGCGACAGCCCCGTAATTATTGATGAGGAAAACAAACGGTTGGTGAACCTACCAAGCCACACCGCCGAAACGGTACGGGAAATTCTTGCCGATGATGAGGCGGTACAAACTATCAAAGACGGCAAAGTCGGGTACACGATTTACGAGTACGAGAGCCACGGCAAGAAGTGTTACTCTATTTCGTTTGTGGACTTGTAAGAGTTTGGAAAGTTATGTTTAACTTTGTAGGGGTTGCAATGTTTGTAACCCCTATTTAATATAACAGCGTATGGCAAAGTTAGGTTATAAGATTAAATTTACAAAGTCGGTATTTGGAGCAACCCAACGGGCGAAAATCAAAAAAGAGATATTGCAAGCCGTGGAAAGCAGCCCCGAATATAGAAAAGAGATTGCAAGGGTTTTCCAAATGGCGAACCGCCGAATACAGAATATAGAGCAAAGCGGACAACTTTCGCCAGCCGTGCAAGCGTTAAACAAAGGCGATGTAAAAGGGTTTACCAAATTTTCAATGAAAGGCGATTGGAACACCCTAAAAATTGAGTACGGCAAGGCGATTTCGTTTTTACGCCAGCCAACCAGCACGGCGCAAGGTGCAAGGCAGTACGGGCAACACCTGCAACGTATGTACGATTTAACGCCCGATGAGTACAACCTTATGGCAAGGAACTTGCAGGGCAAGTTAAACAGCGTTTCCGATAGTGATTTCGTGGAACGGTATTTGATGCGGTACAAGGATTTCACGGGCGAAATGGAGCAAAGCGCAAGCGATATAAGCACCCAAATAGAAAGTGAAGCGCAAAGCATATCACGGGCTATTGATGCAGAGATAGAGCGGCAAGCAAATGAGGTTGCGGACGCAATGGATGATATGCAAAACGATATAGAACGCATATTGCGCAACTTTAATAAGTTTGGGTTATGAAAAAAATACCTTTTGAGTTACAAGAAAGAATAAACAGCCCGACCGAAATTGCAAGCGTCTTGCAACGTGCCGTAAACGAAAAGAACATTATCGGAAACAGCAAAGGCGAAAGGTTTTATAATATACCGTGCGCCTTTGATATTGAAACAACAAGTTTTTACCGTGATACGGACGGACGGGCGTACACATACGAGCAAGTGCAGCGTATGCAGGACGGGAACGGGCGCAAGGCGAAATTAGAGAAAGCCGCAATAATGTACGTTTGGCAGTTTGGCATAAACGGATATACGATACTGGGGCGCACGTGGGGCGAATTTGTTACGATGATGCAGACCGTAAGCGAGGTTTTAGGGCTGAATGACAAATTACGCCTTATTGTGTATGTGCATAACCTTTCATACGAATTTCAGTTTTTGCGCAAGTGGTTTGAGTGGCAACGGGTTTTCAGTATTGATTTGCGCAAACCGATTTATGCGATAACAACGGGCAACATTGAGTTTAGATGCAGTTACTTGCTTTCGGGTTATTCGCTTGCAAAGTTGGGCGAGCAACTTATGAAATACAAGTGTGAAAAAGCCGTCGGCGATTTGGACTACCAGCAAATAAGGCACAGCGAAACGCCGCTAACTGATACGGAAATACATTACTGCATAAACGATATTAAAGTAGTGATGTGCTACATACAAGAACGTATCGAGGAAAGCAAGGGGATAACGCACATACCGATAACAAAGACGGGGTTTGTGCGCAAGTATTGCCGTGCGCATTGTTTGCGTGAAAAAAGCGATGCAGGAAAGACCGTACCTAATTGGGATTACGTGAACTTGATGCAGGAACTACAAATTACGGGTATGAATGAATTTAATATGCTGCAACGTGCATTTGCAGGCGGCTTTACACACGCCAACGCCGAATATACAGACGAAATAATGTATAACGTGGATAGTTACGACTTTACAAGCAGTTACCCGTATGTAATGATAGCGGAAAAATACCCGATGTCGCAAGGCGTTGCAATCACGGTTAAGAGTATGGCGCAATTTGAGTTTTTAATATCGAAGTATTGTTGCGTGTTCGATATTGAGTTTACCAACATATTTGCCAGCGAAACGCAAGACAACCCGATTTCCGCAAGCAAATGTTTTGTTAAGGAAAACCCGTGCGAGAATAACGGGCGTATTGTGGCGGCTGCAAAAATTGCGCTGACAATTACAGACGTGGACTTTCATATAATCAAAAACTTTTATTCGTGGGAACGTATGCGAGTGGGGCAAATGTATTGTTACAAGAAAGACTATTTGCCGACCCCGTTTGTAAAATCTATCCTGCATTTGTACGAAAGCAAGACGAAATTAAAAGGAGTTGAGGGTAAAGAGGTGGAATATCTTAACAGCAAGGAAATGTTAAACAGTTGTTACGGTATGAGTGTTACAAACCCTTTGCGTGATGAGTTTACATATAACGGCGAATGGGATATAAACGCAATGACAGCCGAACAAAAACAAGAACTTTTATACAAGTACAACACCAGCAAAAACCGTTTCTTGTTTTACCCGTGGGGCATATTCGTAACCGCATACGCACGGCGCAACCTTTTCACGGGCATACACGAAGCAAAAGACGATTACATATACAGCGACACCGACAGCATTAAAATAATGAACGGCAAGGCGCACGAGGCATATTTCAAGGCTTATAATATGCAGGTGCAAATGAAATTGCGATCCGCCTGCAAGTACCACGGTTTGCCGTTTTCGATTTGCGAGCCGCAAACGATAAAAGGCATAACAAAGACTTTGGGCGTTTGGGATTTCGAAGGTACATATACACGGTTTAAGACGCTGGGCGCAAAACGCTATATGGTGCAAGAACCGAACGCACTAAAAGCAGGCGGACGGGCATACGATTTTAGTTTAACCGTTTCGGGCGTAAACAAGAAAGCCGCAATTCCCTACCTTATTGAAAAGTACGGTGCAAACGGTATCTTTGACGCTTTCACTAATTATCTGGATATACCGCCGCAAGCAACGGGCAAGAACATACACACGTACATTGACTACGAGATACAAGGCGAGATAACCGACTACAAAGGCAGCACGGCGCACTACAACGAACGCACGGGCGTACATTTAGAGCCAACGGGGTACAGCCTTTCCCTTTCGGTTATGTATATAAACTATTTGCGAGGTATTAAATTTAAGGACTAAAAATAAACGATTATGACAACAAGAAAGACAAAGACAGACAAGCCGAAATTTTACGACTTGAAAGCGATCTTAAGCAAGAACGCCGACTATAATGTTATATTTGGCGAACGGTCAAACGGCAAAACTTATGCAGCCTTAAAATATGGTTTGGAAAACTATATCAAGACGGGCAAGCAAATGGCGTATATCCGCCGTTGGCGTGAGGACTTACGGGGCAAACGTGCCGAAAGTCTGTTTGCAAACCACGTGGCAAACGGGCTTATTGAGGAACTGACAGAGGGCAAATTTAACGAAGTGTTCTATATGTCGAACAAATGGTTTTTGTCGTACTACGATGCAGAGAAAAACAAGCGGACACCCGACCCGACCCCGTTTTGTTACGGGTTTTGTTTGTCCGAGCAGGAACACGAAAAGAGCAGCAGTTACCCGAATGTAACTACGATCGTATTTGATGAGTTTCTGACACGGCGTTATTATTTGCCCGATGAGTTTATGTTGTTTATGAACTTGTTAAGCACTATAATACGCCAAAGGAACGATGTTAAGGTTTTTATGCTGGGGAACACGGTAAACAAGTTTTGCCCGTACTTTACCGAAATGGGTTTGAAGCAAGTGCCGTTTATGGAGCAGGGAACGATAGATATATATCGGTTTGGCGAACACGGCGCAATCGTGGCGGTTGAGTATTGCAGCACGATAGTACAACACAAAGCCAGCAACAAATACTTTTGTTTTGACAATCAAAATTTGCAGATGATTACAGGCGGTAAATGGGAACTTGCAGTTTATCCGCATTTGCCGTGTAAGTACAAGCCGCAAGATGTGTTGTTTGTGTACTATATCAAGTTTAACGATGTTGTTTTGCAAGGTAACATAATCCAAGTGGGTAATGAGTGTTTCACCTACATACACGCAAAGACAACCCCGATAAAAGATGAGGAAAACAGCCTTATTTATTCGCTTGAAATGAACGGCAAACCGAACTACAAACGCAAGTTGTTGAGTACGGCAAGTTACGTTGAACAACAAGTTGCACGGTTTTTCGCAATAGACAAAGTTTTCTACCAAGATAACGAAATTGGCGAGATAGTACGCAATTATTTAATTACGAGTGCAAAGACAAACATTGTTTCGTTGAAATGAAAATAACGGCGGTTTGGTGCAAATTTCGTGCCAAACCGACCGTTTAACGAAATAAATGCCTATCTTTGCAAGTAGTAACTAAATTATAACGATATGGACGCAAATACTATTATTCAAATCATTTCAAGTTTGGGTTTTCCGATTGTGATGTGTGGGGCGTTGTTTTGGTATATGGTGAAACAAAGGCAGGCGCACCAAGAAGAAACGGAACACCTAAAAGACACTATCGCCGAAAATACGAAAGTGTTAGCCCAACTTACAACCCTAATTAAAGTTTTGACAGATGAAAAGGAAAGATAACATTTACAAGTTGTACCAGCAACAAGTAAGGGACAAAGACACCGCCGTAACCGAATTTATTGCGAACACTTTGGCGAAAACTCAAAGTATGTTTGAGTATGAGGGTTTGCCCGACAGCATACCGCAAAAGGAATTGGAACGGCTTTTGCAGACCACGGGCAACGCCTTTGTTACCAGCGTGGACGGGGTTTTGTATGCGCTTTCGGGCGGCAAAGGCGGCGAACCCGATGTTTACGGACGGGCAACGCTTTACACCGTGGCGAACCCTGCATTAAAGTTAAACAAAACCTACGATATACAGAAAGACGGGGTTTTGATTGAGAATGACAGCAACGGCGAAAGCCTTTTGCCGCTTATTGGGCGGTATGCCGTTTTGCATACTGACGGGCTTATTTCGTTAAACACGGCAAGCATTTTGACCCGTATCACAATGCTTATAAGTGCCAGCGATGACAAGACGAAACAAAGTGCCGATGAGTTTTTGCGCAAGATAGAAAACGGCGAGTTTTCAATTATCGGGGAAAACGCATTTTTCAAGGGTGTGAATATGCAGACAGCCCCGACCACAAACAGCGTGTACATTACACAACTTATTGAACTGATACAATACTACAAAGCGAGTATGTACAACGAATTGGGACTAAACGCAAATTATAATATGAAGCGTGAACGGCTCAATTTGGGCGAGGTATCTATGAATGTTGACGTACTTTTGCCGTATGTGGATAATATGCTAAAAGAAAGACAAAATGCAGTTGAGAAAATTAACGAAATGTTCGATACCGAAATTTCGGTTAAACTTGCTTCAAGTTGGGGTTTGGAAAGGGATAATTACAACGCTTTGGCGGCTGATTTGGAAACGGCAAAGGAAAACCCCGACCCGACAGACGAACCCGAACCGACAGAGGAAACAACCGAAACAGACGGAAACGGAACGGAAACAGACGGAAACGACACGGAAACAGAGGAAACAGAGGAAACGAAAGAAACGGAAACGGAAACGGACGGTAACGATACCGAAACAGAGGAAACAGAAGAAACAGAAGAAAATGAAGAAAACAACGATAAACAATGAAATACAGCGAACTATTTACAAAGGGTAACGGGATATTCCAGGCGGTTTTCAAGACCGAATACCCGACAGAGTACGCCGCAATTTTCGGCGATACCGACCCGACCAAGTTAGACGCTTACGCCTTACTGATGTACGGCGGCAAGACTGTTGTAAACTCTATCAATGCGGAAAACGCAAGTGATGTTGTTTCGGCGGTGATTGCGGTAAACGTGCAAGGCTGGGAACGTGAAGCGGCGGCGATGTTAGCCGATTACGATGTACTGACACCCGTAACGGGGCAAATTGAACGGACGGAAACCGTAACTTTGCAGGAAAGCACGGACAACACCGAAACGGGCGCAAATAAGGCTTTTAACGACACCGATTTTTCAGACAGCGACCGAAAGACCGTGGGCGATGAGAGAAACCGCACAGAGGAACGCCAAACAACCGAAACCAGCAAAGGAACGGGCGCAAGCAAATCAATTTCGACCGAAATTGCAAAAGAATTGCAGTTAAGGCGTGATAATTGGAGAAAAAACATTATCTTTGCACTTGTAAGAGAGATAACAACGAGTATTTACGAATAACTAATTTAATTTTTAGCAATATGGAAGTAAAGCAGATTTACACGCTTATTAACAACGTATCAAAAGAAGTGTTGGGCAAGACTGACATTGTGCAGGAAGATTTGACGGGTATTGTGGATTTGGGCAAAGAAGTGTTTAACCAGAGTGCCGTTGACAATTACGTAAAATCACTTGTAAATCATATCGGCAAGGTGATTTTCGTAAACCGACCTTATGCTGGCAAAGTGCCGTCCGTACTTATGGATGCGTGGGAATTTGGCAGCGTGCTGGAAAAGATTTCGGCAGACGTTCCCGAAGCAGAGGAAAACGACACGTGGGATTTGGAGGACGGAACAGAATACAAGCAGGATGTTTTCCACAAACCGACCGTTACCGCAAAGTTTTTCAACTCAAAGGTAACGTTTGAAGTGCCCGTATCAATCACCGAAAGACAGGTTAAGGAGAGTTTCAGCAACGCCGCACAACTTAATGGCTTTATTTCGATGATTTATGCCGCCGTTGAAAAGTCAATGACTATCAAAGCCGATGCGCTGATTATGCGCACAATTAACAACATGATTGCGGAAACCGTTTTGGCTGATGCGCAAGCGTTTGGAGCAACGGCGGCAGGTGCTATGACAGGGGCAGACCTTTCCAAAGCAAGCACGGCACGTTGCGTAAACCTTTTGAAGTTGTACAATGACAAGTATTTCCCTGCAACGCCTGGCACACCCAGCCCGACACCGAACCCTGACGCACTGACAGCGGCAAAGGCGATCACCGACCCCGATTTCATTCGCTTTGCGTCTTACGTAATGGGTACGTATGCCGACCGCCTGCAAAGCATTTCGACCGTGTTCAATGTTGGCGGCAAAGAACGGTTTACCCCGAAAGATATGTTGCACGTTGTACTTTTGTCCGACTTTGCAAAGGCAGCGCAAACCTATCTTTATTCCGACACGTTCAACCGTGGCGATGTGCTTTTGCCGCAAGCCGAAACCGTGCCTTTTTGGCAGGGCAGCGGAAAGAACTACGATTTCGCCAGCACGGGGCATATCAATGTTAAGGAAAGCGGCGGCAAAGCCGTTGAAATTTCGGGCGTGTTGGGCGTAATGTTCGACCGTGATGCGTTGGGCGTTTGCAATCTTGACAGACGGGTAACAACCAACTACAACGCAAAGGCAGAGTTTTTCAACAACTATTACAAGTTTGATGCAGGGTATTTCAACGATACAAACGAAAACTTTGTAGTATTCTTTATTGAGTAACTCAATAGGTATTAGATTGTTTAACTTTGGCGGTGTGGGTGCAGGTGAAAGCGCACTGCACCGCCTTTTTCTTTACCGATATGACAACGATAAACTTTTATTCATACAACGGACACCCGAACACGGTAAACAAGCAGTTAGGCACGTTTACGGCGATTGAGGGCGATTTGCGGCAAACTTTCGATGTGTTGCGCCCGACCGTAACACTACGAAAGCAGCCCCTACCGACTTTCAATTATTGTTATATTCCCGATTTGGGGCGTTATTATTTCGTGGATAGGGTAAGTTTTGAGGGAAACAACGCCTACGAACTTACGTTGCGTGTGGACGTGCTTAAAACCTACGAAACGCAAATTTTGGCGGCAACGGGGCGTGTATCTGAAAGCGACAACCCCGACCCGTATATTTCAAACCGTGAAACGATTTACAAGCGCACCCCGAATTTCGAGAAAGTGCCGTTTGCAAATACGGGCTTACTCAATGAAACGGGCGGCATTATTATGGTAACATTAAAAGGCAACGACAATGACACTGAATGATACAGAAACCGATTTTACGAGTGTTATCCCATACCTTACGGGTTTTAACATAGAGTATGCCCTAAAATACGGCGTTGACGATAACGGGGATACGATATTTTTCCTATATATAAGCCCCGATTATGAATTAACGCCCTATTCAGAAGCCACCGCACAATATCCGCACGGTTATATGTGGGCACAAATACCTGGAACTATCGGGTTTGAACGTATGGAGCAGTATGACGGTTTAATACCCGAAAGTCCATATACAAAGGCATACGGGGTTAATGTGGGTACAAATGTTCCCCGTAAAAACGATACCATTACTTTTAACGCAACCCGTAAAGAAGTAACAACCGAACCTACGCCAACGGTTACTAACAACATAGACGGCACAGAGGAAAGCCACGAGTGGGACGGTGAAACGCTCACCATAACCGTAAAAACACCGTATTATATTAGCGCAAGACTTGATAATCCGCAAGTGCATTACACCAACATGGACGGTGAGCCGACAACGCAAGATATGCAGGTACAAAGCACGTCAACACGAGTGACGGCAACCGCCGTTATTACTGATTTGGGCGGCGATTATTCGGTGACGGTTACGGGTACATATATACGGACTTTGCCGCTTACAAAGTCGCTAACGAATTGCACGAGCAAAGACCCGTTACCCGATTATGTGGACTTTGACAGCCTTATAACGGTGGAACTTGATGCGAACCCAAACACCGAATTTCACACGGACGAAACGACCTATTTAAGCGTTACGACACGCATAGGCGGACGGGAAACGAAAACACCGTTTACGATTTCTGGCGACAAGAGAAAGGCTACAATTTCGTACCAACTTGAAAATAGCGGCGATTATAGTCGGGTTAATATAGTGGGCGAGTGTTTTCCCGTTGAGGTGGTGGGCAAACAATACGGCTCTATTAACGTATATCTTGTAACTCTTGATAATCTGAAAGAATTTGCCGCAAAGCGCTATTTCACGGACGGCGGCGAAAATGTGGATTTGGGCGAGTATGTTAACCGTATCAAAAGAATTTACACGGATATAACGCCGTTTAGCTCTGATGTAATACGATGCGGCAACTTTAATACGGGCGTTTCGTGCCAGCAACCAGCGCAGGACAAAATAACGCTTGATTTCGGCACGGCGGTAGTACCAGCGCACAATGAGGACAACACCGACTACGAAAGCGAAATACAAATCTTTTTGCCGTTTGCAGGGTTTGTAAACCTTAACAACGCTTATGCAGGTAAAACGATAGGTTTGCAGTACGTTATAAACGTGGTAACGGGCAACGGGGTTGCGCTTTTGTCCTGCAATGGCGTTGTATTTCAAGTTGAGGAAACCGAACCAAGCAGCGAAATAATATACCTTTCACCAAGCACCCAAGTTAAAACCGTGGGCGGCGATGATTGGAACGAAATGTTATATTACGGTTTAGAACCTTACATTTACTGCAAGTGGTACGAGAGCGCAACGGGCGGGCGAAACAATGACAGACAAACGGGCATTTTAGGCGATTTCAGAGGGTTTAACGTGTTCGATGATGTAACACCCATACACACCGCCGAAATGCTGACAGAGGAACAGGAAATGATATATGCGGCTTTGTCTGACGGCGTTTATATTGAGTAACTGCAAGGCAGGATAAAAATAAAGGCGGCAACTTGATTGTTACCGCCTTTTCTTTTCGCTTGCTGATTGTTATTTGTCTTTCATTATTTCAACACCCGTTAAACCGATGTACAAGTTTGTGGGGTAACATTCGCAAAAGGTTTTGAAACGCCCGACCAACTTTTCAGCGGCGATAAAGTCATACGCTTGATTTTTGCAGGCGACTTCTTTTGCAAACTTGTTGCGTGTATCACGGTTAAACACGATTTGATTTTCCAGCATATCGGCAAGCGTTTGCATACTTTCGGCAACGCTTTCAAGGTTTGTGCGAATTTCGGGCGCATTTACCGCCAAAAACTCAATGTGTTTCTTACTTTGCAATACCAAGTTTTGCATTGCGTTTAACACTTTCTGATTTTCAAAAATTAAATCTGTTGTTTTCATTTTTATAAAGTATTTAATTGTTTAACACGATGCAAATGTACGCATTTTATTTTACCTGCAAGCGGTTTGCGTGTTATTTTGTGTTAAATTATTCTTTTTAACTTTGTTTAACAATGTGTTCCACGTGAAACATTTTATTTTGTGTTGCGGTGTGGCAGTGTTCCACGTGAAACAATTTCACAGGCGCACACGCATAACAAAAACCGTGCCAAAATCGGGTGCGAAATGTTAAAAAACGGTAAGGGCGACCCATAGCAAAAAGCGTGCCACAAAGTGTTTGCAAATGTTAAAAGTGCGTTGGGAAACGTTAAATATGGGCTGTCTGTTATACACATCT